ATCGGGCGATGTCGGCAAGACGATTGTGGTGGGCTTTGCCGGGAGCCACAGCGCCGAGCCGGGCGGCGGCAGTGTGCTGATATCGACAATCACCGCGTTCAACAGTTCTACGTCGGTTACCTTGGCTAACAACGCCAGTTGGCCGTTATCGTCCGAGCCGAACGTGATCGTGGCGTGGGGTACCAACAACGGCAAGTCACTTGCGGATGGTGGCGTCAATGGCCCGTTCGAGACGTTCCGATTGGCGTATCAGGGTCAGGCTGTCACGCTGACGATTCCGGCTGGGAACTATCTCATTGCCAGCGGCAACTTTGGTCCGCTGTTCAATGGCATCAAGAATATCACAGTTAATGCGACAGGAGCCACGATCTGCGGCGGTGCGTTTGCATTGGGATCATTCGGTCAGAGTCAATTCTATGGGCATTCCGCCTATACGGCGAATGTGTCTGCGGGGGCGACTTCGGTTACGCTCTCGACGCCTGCCTACGTGTCGCGGTTCACGATTGGGCAATACGCGCTGATGACCGGGTTTGGGTTGCAATACGGCGGCTACCCGAGCAATCACCAACGGTTCGAGTACGTCTTCATCACGGCGATCGACAGCGATACGCTCAGTCCTACGTATGGCAAGATTACTTTCTTGAGCCCGTTGGTGAATTCGTATTTCTCGACGTGGCCGTTGTATTTAGACGAGACGGGGACGACGCCCCCTCCCGAGAATGGGCAGTATACGTCAGGAGGTCCAGCGACGCTTTACGCGTTTGATGCCAAGTTTGATCACACTGCTGTCCTCAACAACCTGACCATTGCGCACCATCCACAGATGGGGATGACGGGTCTTAACCTGACATTGAATGGTTGTACTTTCGAGAGCATCTGGGGGCCGCACGTTACGATGTGTAAGGCAGTGACGCTCAATACATGTCTCGGCATTCTCTGCACCATGGAGGTCGACAAACTCATTACGGCATTCACGATGAACGGATGCGACTGGGGCGGGCTTTCATTCCAGAGTGCGAGCGTAACGGCGTTTATCGCGGACGATACCGATATCAGGTATTCCATCACGGGTACGCCATACAAATGCACGATCCGCAATGGCAGCACGGTCGGAACGATATCCGGCATAGGCATACTGACGCCAAGCGCGACTTACGGGTATTGCAACGAGTTGGTCGTGACCAGCAGTCAGGTGAAGAATTTCGGCGCTGTGACGACGCATGAGAGCGGCCATGTGATCATTGGCGGGACCAGTTCCAGTGTTGGCGTCAACACTGAGTTCACCAAGTCGGGCGGGGTGATTACGATCCCGCTGAGTTATAAAGCTTATGGCTGGATCGAGCAGTGGCCGGTCATTGGCGCGAAGATGTTTTTCTACGATGTCAATGTCGGGACAATTGGGTCGTTCTCTATCACCAACGTGACCTACGACTCGACCAATGTGTACGTCACGACTACCGCCAGCGGGGGTTGGCCGACGCGGTCTTACAATCCGTCCTTTGGATTGCGCCTGATCGTGCATCCGGCGCCGATCTGCACGTTCACCAGCGTGACCGGCTGTCCCGAGGTGGTTGACCTGTCGAACGCCGGGGCGGCGGGCCTGCCGCTCTACTCCTACAGCAAGCGTACCTACAGCGGATTGATTGGCGCCAGCGAGTATTGGCAGGTGTGGGGCAGGGTGAAGAAAATCGTCGTGATCGTAACGACGCCTTCGGCTGCTGCGGCTTCGGTATCCATCGATCTTCAAGCCAGCAACATTCTTATCAAGATGTCGGACTTTTCCAACACAACGTGGCATCCGATCATCGACCTCAACAAGACCGGCACGCGCACGTTCGACGCGACGGCCAACACCTATCCGGTCAGCAGTTGGTCAAGCACTGCAGTGGCTGCGGCTGACACGCTGCCGGGTCAGACCGAGGCGCTGTGGGTGCCGGGGAACTATCGCGTCGTTACGAGCGGAACCGCTGCGGCCGCGGTGTTCTCGGTCGAGGTGATCACGGATCAGGGATGAGCGGGCCGATATGACGTTATTGGTCGATATCTTTGCGTGGATTGGCATCGTGGGCATAGCCACGCTCTCGATGATCGGTCTGGTGTGTGCAACGAGGCATGTGACGGAATGGGCACTCGACTGGTCGAAATAGCACCCAACCGCTGGCGCTTTGTGCGCGAGCAAACGCCGGTCGCGCGCTCTGCGCTGCCGCTGCCCTACGTGATCAGCGACGCGATGCCGGCGGCCGAGCACGTCGACGGCAGGTTCTACGAGAGCAAGGCGGCATTCCGTGCCGTGACGCGCGCGCATGGATTGACCGAAGTCGGCAACGAGAAGATCAAACCGAAGACGCGGTCCAGTCTTGATCCGGAATTCCGGCGCAACCGGAAGAAGGCACTCAAGACCGCGATCGAGAAGGTAAGGGCAGGACACTATGAGCGACACTTCAACAGTGACGGTTCCCGACGCGCCGGCTCCGCAGGCGCAGACCGAAGTGACGATACCTGAGCAGGGTTCTGCAGGTGGCGTTGGAGAAGTTGGCAAGCAGACCCCGGACAAGTCGCCGGACCAGATTGCTGCCGAGCGTGCGCTTGGACGCCGTCAGGCTGTCGAGAAGGCCTTCGAGAAGGCCAAGGCCACGGCCGAAACCAAGGCCGCGACGGACGCTAAAGAGCGGGGGAAAACTGCCGGTGAAGATCGGGGAAAAGCCGATCAGGAAAAAACCGAGAGACCCAGGGATCGCGGACGCTTTGTGTCCGCGAAGTCGGCCGAAGCGCCTCCCGCGACTGAGGCCGGCCGGCCAGGGGAGCAGCCAGCCCAGCGCTACGCCCCCCTGGCCGAAACTGCGCCGTACCGGGACCCGCCGCCGCGCTTTTCCGACGCCGCCAAGGCGGACTGGGCTGGCGTTCCCGAGAGCGTCCGCGGCGCCACAGATTTGGTGATGCGGCAATACGAGCAGGGCATTCAGCAATATCGCCAAGTGGCCGAAGCCTTCCAGGAGGTGGGGGACTACTACCATCAGGCGCGCCAGGACGGCACCAACCTGCGCACAGTCCTCGACAATTACACCGGCATGGAGCGCAAGCTGCGCGGCGACCTGTTCGGCGGCCTGGAGCTGATCATCCACAATCTCGGCATGCAGCACCCGGACGGTCGCCGGGTCACGGCTCACGATGTGGCAGCCGCATACCTGCAGCAGTCGCCGGAGCAGCGTCGGCTGACGCAGCAGGGCAATTATGCCCAGGCGCAGCACGCCCAGCTCCAACAGATCCAGCAGGAGCAGCAGCGGCTTGCAACTCACTTTCAACAGATGCAATATCAGCAGCGCTTCTCGCAATCCCGATCAATGATCGATCAGTTTGCGGACAGCCATCCTGGTTTTGATGAGAGGAGCGATCTCATCAAGCAGGAGCTGGATCACGGTTATCCGCTGCATGTAGCGTATGAACGCGCGATGAAGCTCCGACCCGGCAACGGGTCAACACAGGCGGCTCAGACCCGCAACACGTCGGCTCAGACCCGAGACGAGATCGATCGCTCAATTTCAGGCGCCCCGACAAATGGCGCCGCCGCCTCGTATCGGACACCGAAAAAATCAGGATCCAATCGCGAGGCCCTATCAACCGCCCTTCGCAGGGTCAGATCAGGGGTTTAGGCCATGGCCGTTCTCGCTAACCTTCAGGCTGACGTTCACTATCATCAAGTTCTCTCGATGGCCTTGGAAGACAGGTCTTCGAGCTACGAGGATCTCGTATCCAACAACAACGCGATGCTTGCCGTGTTGAGGCGCAAAGGTTTGTGGCGCACTTATTCTGGTCCGCGCATTCGCCAAACCTTGCAGATCAATAAGCAAGACGCTCAGTGGTATTCTGGATACGATCAGTTGCTCAACCCAGCGTTGGATTTGTTCAACGACGTCTTCTATTCTCCGAAGATGGTCGTCGTGCCGGTGATCCTGTCGATGCAGGAAATCCTCAACAACGAGGGCGACGCGCAGATCATCGACACCCTGGAAGCGTACATGGACGCCGCGGAGCGTTCGCTCGAAGACACCATGGACGCCGCGATCTACAGCAACGGAACGGCATTCGGCGGCAAGCAGCTGACCGGCCTGGCGGCGGCCATCCCGATCCTGGTGGCGACCGGCACGTATGCCGGCATTGACCGCACGCAGGCCAACAGCGCGATTTGGCGCACGACGACCTACGACGCGCAGGCCCTCGCCGGCACGACGCTCCCCGGCCTTCCTGCGGCGCTTGGCACGGCAGTCACATCGACCTCGATCCGCCCGATGCTGAACTACGTCATGACCAAGCAGAGCCGCGGCAAGCAGTACGCCGATCTGCTGATCATGTCCCCGGAACACTACGCCGCGTATGACGCTGCTACAGTAGCAATCCAGCGCATCAACAACGAAACCAGTCTCGGCAAGCTCGGCTTCACGTCGCTGGAGTACATCGGCGGCGGCAAGCGCGCAGAAATCGTGCTCGACGGCGGCATCGGCAGCAACATGCCGAACGACACAACGTTCGGCCTCAACACGGATACTTTGCGCATCAGGTATAACCCGAACAGAAACTTCGATAGACTGTTCAAGGGTGAAGGTCAGATGCCAATTGATAAAGACGCGATTGCCCAGTTTATTGGTTGGATGGGCGAGCTTACTATGACTAATCCTATGTTCAACTGGCGCTTTACTGATACGACCCCGTAATCAGTCTTGCCGACCGGGAGCCTCGCCCTCGGGGCTCCCGGCTTTTTTGGAGGAACTACATGGCACTCGGAACCAGATCCGCAGGCATTACGCCGTTTTTCAAGACGATGGCCTTCAAGGACGAGCGCGCGAGCATCGCGGCTGGAAGGCCTATCTTCAAGGATACCGATGTGTGCGAGATCCGCATTGCCGGCTCGAAGGACAGCACCGTGCATCTCGTCCAGGAGCGATCGCACTGGGAAGTCGACGAGGAGACCGGCGAACAGCAGAACTTGACCTACGCGGAGCGGTTTCCGCGCCAATACCAGCAGTTCCTGGCCAAGAAGCAGCAGACCAAATCAGGAACACCGCTCGATTATGTTCCTTTTTTGACGGACGCGAAGCGGGCCGAGCTCCGCGCACTGAATATCTACACCATCGAGGCGCTCGCCGAGCTCGACGGCCAGCCGCTTAAGAACCTGGGTATCGGCGGCCGCGACATGAAGAACAAGGCCATCGACTACCTAGCCACGTCCGGGCACGACGCCATGATCATGAAGCAGCAGGTCCAGATTGATGCCCTGCTGGCGCAGATCCGCGTCCTGCAGGAAGACAAGCAGCTGGCCAGCAGCTCTCTTGAACCGCCTCCGAAAGACCCGGTGCGTCCGCCGGTCCCGCCCGAGCCTGTCGGCGAGCCGGAAGACGAGGAGCCAGAAGACGGCGAAGGCGAAGACGAGCGCACGGTTTCGCCCGGGCCAAACGTCGCCGCCGAGCTGATCGGCATGAGCCGTGACGAACTGCGCGCACTCATCATCGAGAAGACCGGGAAGCGTCCGGTCGGCAATCCGTCAATGCGGACCTTGACGCGCATGGCGCAGGAAATCGGTAGATGACGGTTCAGTCGGTCGTCAGGGAGGTTTGCGCGGTTGTCGGCGTCAGGCCACCGAGCGGCAGCGTTTTTCTCTCCCCCTACGTCGACCGCACTGCTTGGGAATTCGTCCAGCTCGCCAATGAAATGGCACAGCGCATTGCTTACGACACGCGCGACTGGACGACATTGCGTCAGCTCTGCACCATAGGCTTTAATGGGGAAATAAATCACCCATTGCCAGCCGACTATCATCGCATGCTGCTGACTTCGCAGGTGTGGCGATCGACCAACACAACGGCGCCGATGACTTTCGTTCCTGACGCGGACGATTGGTTGCGTGGAGAGCTGCAGGGCCGCACCATCCCGGTTGGCGAATGGACTATCTTCAACAACGAGATACACATTCGTCCGATGCTCGCCGCATCAAGTGCTGGTCCGCCGGTTGTCCCGGCCGAGATGGCGAAATTCTACTACCTGCGCAACACTTGTGTGATTTTGACCAGCGGCGGCTTCGGCACGCAATTCTTGAACGATGCCGACACCTTCGTGCTGCCAGAGCGGTTGCTCAAGCTCGGCATGATCTGGCAATGGAAGGCGAACAAGGGCGCGAGTTATGCTGAGGATCTTGCCAACTACGAGGACGCGCTGTCGCGGATAGCCGGCAACGACAAGCCGGCGCCGATCATCGTTGGCCGCTATCCGATCTCTTCCGACGCGACCATTGCTTATTGGGGTCCGACGCCTGCCGGTGCCACTTTCGTTGGGCCTGGGCCATGAGCCGATCCCTGCCGCATTACCGCGAGTTCCGGCGCTTTGGGGCGCCTGCGGAAGTTGCGCAGCAGGTTCTTCCGAAAACCATCTCGGCTCCGACGCGCGGCCTGATCCTGAACGAAAACCCGGCCTTCATGCAGCCGTCCGCGGCCCTGGTGCTGGACAATTGGTTCACGACGGAAAAATCCATTCGCTTGCGCGGGGGCTCGCAGACGTGGTGCTCGCTGCCCGAAACCACTCCGGTGCAGTCGCTGTTTAATTTCGTCACCGGCACGCTGCGCAAGCTGTTCGCCACGAACGCCCACAAGCTTTACGACGTGACATCGGCAACGGCGACGCTCATCACCGGCGTCACGCTCGCTGACGGTTACTTCTCGACCGCGCAATTCTCCAACGCCGGCGGTGACTGGCTGCTTGCGGTCAATGACACCGGCGACTATCCGTTGCGCTTCAACGGTACCAGCTGGGTGCAGTTGATCCCGTCCTACACGCCGCCGGCTGGGCAGCCCGGTCGGCTTACCGGCCCGGTTGGCACTCCCGTCGTGGACGGGCGCGGTCTCACGCAAGTCTGGAAGTATCGCCGCCGCCTGTTCTTCATTCAGGGCGGCAGCATGAATGCGTGGTATCTCGACATTGACGCGGTTGGCGGCGCGCTGCTGAATATTCCGCTCTCCGGCTCATTCAACAAGGGCGGCACGCTGCTGTTCGGCTGCACTTGGTCGGTCTCCGCCGGGGACGGCATCGACGACAAGTGCATTTTCGTCACGACTGAAGGTGAGGTCGCGATCTTTAGCGGCACCAATCCGAGCGACGTTGCGAACTGGCGCCAGCAAGGGCGCTATCAGATGTCGCGACCGATGGGGAAGAATTCATGGCTGAACATTGGCGGCGACGTTCTGATCATCACGGTGGACGGCCTGGTGCCAATAAGTCAGGTGCAGACGAAGGACGTCGCCGCACTGGAATTTTCGGCTCTTACGCGCGTCGTTCATCCACTCTGGCAGCAGGAAGTCCTGGACAAGGAGGACCGGCCATGGAGCATGTGCAAGTGGGACGACTTAGGCGCCTTGTTCGTTACCTTGCCGGGTGGCTTGGAAGGTGACTGGCGCTGCCTCGTTGCCAATACGGTGACTGGCGCCTGGTCGCTGTATCGGGGCTGGGATGCCCTGCAGTTTTGCGTCCTTTCCGGCAATATGTACTTTAGCACGCAGGACGGTCGCATCGTGCAGGCCGATTTTGGTGGATCCGACTACAGTGCCGTGCGCCCGATCTTGCCGGCCGTGGAGGGAAGCACTGCGTACCCGCTGCGGGCCTACACCTGCACCTATGTCGGGGGCTGGGAAACGTTCGGCGAGCCGCCTGTCACGTTCACACTGACGCAGGCGCGCTGTGCGTTTTTCGGGCGCGCGAACGATACGTTCATTCCGTCCGTCTCGGCCTGCGTCAACTACAGCATAGACATTCCGCCGCCGCCGCCGGCCGGGACGCTTTCTGCCCCGTCCGAGGTGTGGGACGAGGGCCTGTGGGGATCGAGTGGCCCGGTCGTTCCACCGGATCCGCTTCCGGTCCCGACGCCGGAGGCCGGTGCCGCGCGCTGGGATCAGCCCAGCGCCTCTAGCGGGCCGCCGCGGACAACGATGTGGGTCTCGATTGGGGAGACTGGCTGGTCGCACGCCCCGGTCGTACAAGTGTCGGTCTTTCAAATTCCGCGGCCGGACGTCGAAATGCTCGGCATCAGCATGTTGGCCGCGAAGGCCGGCATTGCCGTATAGGAGCCATCATGGCGCTTCCCAGAAATGCACTCGGCAGTGTGTTTGCCCCGCCCTACATTCCGGGCGACGCGCAGTCGGCCCAGGACGTGGTGGACTGGCAAGCCCCGCGCGCCGGAACGTGGCCAAGGTCCCAGATCGAGCGATATCAGGTGCCGACGCCCCAGACCGGCGTGAGCGCCGGCTTTCCGCAGATGACGTCAGTCGATCCGGCCTTGCTGCAGGCAGCCGCGCAAAACCAAGTCTATACGCCCGGCCCCAACGTGACGGTCCAGCCTCAGGGCGGCCCTGCACCCGGCGCTGTCACGCCTGCTGTACAGCCGCAACAACAGCAAGCGGATTTCCAGCGCGGGCCGATTGGGGGGCAAATGCCGACCCGTGACGATCTGGCGAACCAGATCATGCAGCAGATGCAGCAGCAGAAGATCGACATGAACACTGGCACGGGTCTGGGGTCATCCTGATGCTTTATCCCGAGGTTTCTCCCTCCGCCCCGGTTTCGCGTGATGACCTCGCGGCGGTACTCGCGCGGCAGCAGATGGAGTTCCAGCGCGGGCCGATTGGTGGACAATCTACAGGACCGCAGATGAGTGCTGCGGATTTTCAGCGCGGGCCAGGCGCGCTAGGGTTGGACGGGCAGGTTATTGGTGCGCTGGGCGGGCAGGGGCTGGGTGGGCCGCAGGGCACGCCGTTTGTCGCGGGAGACTACGATCCTGCAGCGGCTGATTTCAATGCCGGTGCCGGACATGTCGGTGGCATTACGTTGGGATCGGGCGGCGTTCCGGACGCACCGGGCGGCTTCAACACCAATGCCCCTGGCGCAGTAACTCCCAGCCCAACGGAGAGTAATCCGAATGGTTGGAATAGCGGCGCGACCATGACGGCGGGCTTGCCGGGATTTGGCGGCAAGGGGGGCTACGACCCAACCGCAACATTCGCGGCTACGGTTGCCGATCGCTTTGCTGATCTTCCAGCCACTGCGCCACCCGCTACTCCGGATTTTGACAGGACCTTTGGCACGCCTGACAGGGCTCCAGTAGCCGGCTTCCCGGCAGCAACACCAAAAGACGAGACTGACCTCAATGAAATGGATCGGGCCGCTCTTGCGCAACCAAGTTCAACTCCGACTTTCGTTGGTACGGTGACGCCCAATGGTTACACCCAAACTGCAGTGAACGAGCCGGACCAGACGGGCACCAACACACCCAGCAGCGACTTTTCCGCAGCTGGGTTCTCTGGCCCTGGCGGCTTTGGCGCCTTCGGTGGTGGCGCCGCCACGGGCGGTTTCGAGGGCAGCGCTTCGATGAGCAATACCGGCGGCGCGCAGGGCTTTTCTCCTGGTGGCGGTGGCTATGGCGACTTTGGCGCAGCCAGCCCCGGCACTGGCGGCATGGGTGCCGGCGGCGCTGTCGGGGGCTTCGGCGGCGGTGACACCAGTGGCGGCGGCGGCGACACTAGTGGCGGCGGCGGTTCCAGCGGAAGCAGCAGCGATGGCAGCAGCAGCAGCGGCGATAATTCTGGCGGCAGCGGTGGTGTCGGATGATCCGGTTCGTCTATGGCAAGGACGAGGAAGTCGGTGACTTTGTCGCCAGGCTGACCGGCATGCCGCGTGGCGTGGTGGCTGGCGGCAAGGCGATCGGCGTCGTCAAGGACGACGAGCTCATCGGTGGCGTCGTTTATCACCACTGGAGCCCGGAGGCTGGTACGATCGTCATGTCGGGCGCGTCCGCTTCGGCTCGCTGGTTGACGCGTCCCGTGCTGAAGCGGATTTTCGACTACCCGTTCGTCGAATGCGGCTGCCAAATGGTGGTCATGCAGGTCGCGGAAAGCGACTTTCGGCTGCAGCGACAGCTTGCCGTCATCGGTTTTGCCTTCGTGAAGATCGCGCGGCTCTATGGCCGCGGCAAGGATGGCGTCATCGCGACCCTGACGGCAGAGGACTGGCACGAGAGCCGGTTTAATCGTCGTATCGTTGAACTAGAGGAGGCCGCCTGATGGGCCTGTTCGATAGTCCGCAAGCTCCAACTCCGCCTAACCCAATGGCGACTGCCGCGGCGCAGACCGGCACCAACGTGTCGACTGCGATTGCGAATTCGTACCTGGGCAACACCAACCAGAACACGGCGCAAGGTTCGTTGAATTTCGATGTGACCGGCAATTATGGTTATACCGATCCGGTAACCGGTCAGTCCTACAATATCCCGAGATGGACTGCGACACAGACACTGTCGCCGCAGTACGCGCAAATTCAGGCGCAGACCGACGCCGCCAAGATGAACATGGCTGGCATTGCCAACCAGCAGTCCGCCGCAATCGGAGACTTGTTGTCACACCCGCTGGACACGAGCAGCGCGCCCGCCATGGGCGACATCAACCTGTTCAATCAGGTTGGCGCACCGCAGTCGCAGATCGGCGACACACCCGGGCTGCAAAGCAGCTACGCGTCCGGTGGCGACATCACGCGCGGCTTTGATCCTAACTCGGCCGGCCAGATCCAGCAGCAATACGGTCCTACCGACAACTACTCTGCGGATCGGCAACGCATCGAGCAGTCCATGTTCGAGCGGGTCAATCCGCAGCTGCAACAGCAGGAAGATAGGCTGCGCCAGCAGCTCGCCGACCAGGGCATCCGCTACGGCAGCCAGGCCTATCAGGGGGCCTACGATCCGTTCAATCGGCAAGTCACCGACACGCGCCTTGGCATCGTTGCGGCGGGCGGGCAAGAGCAGCAGCGCATGGATCAAATGTCGGCGCAGCAGGCTGCCTTTCATAATGCTGCGCAACAGCAAGGCTATCAGCAGTCGCTCGGCCTGGCCGGCTTTCAGAACCAGGCCCAGCAGCAGGCCGAGGCGCAGAACGCGGCGCGCGCCGGCTTTTTCAATACCGCGGCGCAAGGTCAGTTTGATCAAGCTGCAGCGCGCGGACAATTCTACAACGCCGCGCAAAATCAGATGCTCGGTTTGCAATCTACGAAGTTCAATGCGGCGAACCAACAGCGCAATCAGGCCCTGCAGGAGCAGTATCAGCAGCGCAATCAGCCACTCAACGAGATTGCAGCGCTGATGTCTGGCTCGCAGGTGCAGGCGCCGAACTTCATCAATGCGCAGCGCACTTCGATCCCGACCACGGACGTGGCTGGCTTGATCAACCAGAACTTTGCGCAACAGAACGATATCTACAAAACGCAATCGACCGGCTTCAACGACATCATGGGCGGCCTTCTTGGCGCGGGTGGCAAGATCGGATCGGCGGCGATGTTGTCGGACGTGCGCGCCAAGGAAAACATTGCTCCGATGGGCTCGATCCTGTCGACCAAGGGCGCGCTGCCGATCTACGCATACGACTACAAGGACGAATTCGACGACGGGAAGCGCCATGTCGGACCGATGGCGCAGGACGTCGAGCGGCTTGAACCGCGCGCCGTGAAGACGATCGGCGGTCTCAAGCACATCGATCGTGACAAGCTGGGTTCGATCTTCGGGAGTGCATGAGCCATGCCGGATCCTCTCACCGAGAACCCGTTGATTGCGTCGTTCTTTTCCGCCGACCCTGGCGGGCCGGGGTTGACCCTGGAGCAACTGAAGGCGCGCCGAGCCATTGCGGCTGCGCTGGCGGCCAAGTCGCGCGACTATCCCAACACGATCGGCAAGGGGATCTTCTCGGTTGGCGAGAGCATCGGCGAAGGCATTCGCGACTACAAGCTCTCGCAGTCGGAACGCCAGATGATAGCGCGTGACGCTGCGACGGCAAAAAAGAACGCAGACGTATTCGAAGCTTCCCCGCCTGTGGTCAAGACGCCACCTTCCGGAGCAGAGGATCCGCGAGCAGGTACTTCCCCGCGTGCAGAACTTGATCCTGAGACGAACCTTTCGCGCGCGCAGATGGCGGAAGCCCTGATGGGCGGCGCGCAGGGATCGCAGCCGGCAGGACCGGCCGGAATTCAGATGGCATCGCTTGGCGGCACCATGTCCGACGCCGGCCAGCCCGGCCTCACATACGGCGGGCCGTCTCCCGCCGGACCCGGAGCCTCGATGGCGGAGCGTCCGGACCAAGCACCTCCAGCCCCTTCGGTTCCGCCACCTGGAATGGCGGGTCAGATCCCGGGCGGTACACCGGGACCGCAACCCGTAGCAGGCGGAGGGGTTCCGCAGGATGGGCGCATGCCGCTTCCTGCTCCGCCACCAGAGGGGCGTATGCCGCTTCCGGGAGGTTCGCCAGAGGGGCGCATGCCGCTTCCTGCCCCACCGCCTGGGCAAAGGATGCCTCTCCCCGGTCCGGGGCAAAGGATGCCTCTTGGAGGGGCAAGCCTTGATCCTGCCGTCGACGCCGCGCGCGCCGGGATGGCGCAGCAGATTGCCGGAGAGAACCAGGCCTTCAATCCAGACGCAGCAGGCCCAGCACCTCCTGGCGGCGGCGTCCCGCCGCAAATGGTGGCGCAGGTCGGTGGCTTCGGTGGAGGTCCTGCTGGTGGGGCAGCTCCAGCCCCAGTGCTTCCGACTGGCCCTGGCGGCGGTGTTCCTGGCCAGCCGACCGTCCAACCTGCAAGGCCTGGATCTCCCGGCGTTCCGGTTACGCCAGGCGGCGCGCTCCCAGACACATCACAGTTCACGCCAATGTCCGAGGCGCAGGCCACGAAAAGGTTTGGGCCGCCCCAGACATTGCCGTCGCCGTGGGTCAATCCGGAGTTGCGGGAAAAATACAATCGGGCGATAGCGATTTCAACAAACCCTTACACCGGCGAAGGTCTGCGCACGCAGGCGGTCAATGCTGCTGCCAGGATCAAGGAGGAGAACGATCGCTTGCATGTCGAGCAGACTGGGCTCGCCAAGGAAAAGATCACGCGCCGGGACCGCCTGATCGACGAGGAAAACAAGCGCCTCTATGACGAGCACTTGTCCAAGACCGATCCGGTGAAGATCGCGGAAAAGAACCAAGCCATCGTCGACAATCAGATCCAGCTCCGAGCCGGCGCTCCGGCGCCCGAGGTGCGCAAGGCGATGAGCGACGAACAGACATCGGTGCGCAAGACCGCCGAGCGCATGCAGGACTTCACCATGGCGCTCGACGCCATGAACAAGGGCGTTTTCATCGGGGCGGGAGCGAATACCCGGCTCGATCTGGCCAAGTGGGGAGCCTGGGCGACACAGAACAAGCAACTGGCCGAGCGAGCCGGCTCGACCGAGTTGCTCAAGGCGAAGCTGCTTTCGACCGTGGGCGAGTTGGTCAAGGACCTCAAGCCGGTGAGCGGCTACGAGACTGCGATGGGCAAGGCGCAAGCCGGCGAGATCACGATGGAAAAGCCTGCGATCGAGGCCTTGCTGCGGCAGCAACTACAGCGCGGCTACCAGCATATGGCGGATTACGATCAGAAGGCGCAAAGCATCTTCAAGGGTCTGGGTGAGCGGGATCCGAACACGGGCACGACAACATTGGAGGCCAGGTATCGATCACCCGAGGCC